AAAAAACAGAGTTAAAAGGAAAAAGAAACGAAAGTAATTTTTATTACACACAACTGATTTGTATAACAAATGAAACGATTTAAAATAAAAAATTATTTACAACGATTAGTATATGAGCCGTTTTTTTTATGGCTTATATACATTGTTAGGTGTAGTATGAACGTATTAAAATAACAAAAGATGAAAAAATACAAAACGATAATAGCAGACCCACCTTGGAAGTATAAAGGTCGTGGCCCTGCATCAGCAAAAGAACATAGACCAAACAGTTATGGTGCAGCTCCAAGTAGTGAAGAACGCTATGGGGCAATGACTATGGAAGAGTTAGAACAACTGCCAATAAAGAATATGATTGAAGATAAAGCACATTTATACTTATGGGTAACAAATGCCTTTATTGAACGAGGTTGGCAGTTGTGTAAAGATTGGGGCTTTGAGCCTAAAACAGTTGTTACTTGGGGCAAATTACGGAAAGCAGATGGACAGCCAAGTATGAAAACTGGTTACTATTTTAGAGGTGCAACAGAGCATTTTATATTTGCTACTAAAGGCAATTTAAGATTAAAAGATATGGCTGTTAAACCCACACTTTTTTTAAGTCACAGATTACCACATAGCGTTAAGCCTGAATGGTTTTACGACCTTGTTGATGAGTGTTCTTTTGATAACAAATTAGAATTATTTGCAAGACGTGAACGTAATGGGTGGGACTGCTTTGGCAACCAAGTTGAAAATAGCATTGACCTTAGTGAATATTACACCTAACTTACTTGTATAAGATTTTGTACGATGTAAAAATGACAAACCAATTGATTAAAAAACAAGAAAATAAATAATAATTAACATTTAATGTTAGACATAGCAAGTATAAATTTTATACGTTGTTATGCACTTTTAAATTATGAAAATTAAGATAGGAACTAAAATTTACGATGCAGAAAAAGAGCCAATTATGTTAATATTGACAGAACAAGATAAAAGTAACATAAAAAATATGCTGCCAGAATGTAGTAAATTTATAATATTCCCAGACCATTGTGATAAGCAAAAAATTAGTAAATGGGCGGAAACCGAATAATTTTATTGTGCCTAACTCCTTATATAACACACTAAAGTGTTCAAAACCTTAAATATCAACAAATTAAAAAACTCTAAAATAATTTTATAAAATTAATGAACATCCCTACCGAAATACAAAACTCAATACCATTTACATACGCAGCAGATGTAAAGTCTGGAAAAATAGTCACAGGTTTGCGTATAAAACAAGCAGTAGATCGGTTTTATAAATTAATAGAAGCAGCAGATAAAAAAGGCTACTGGCTAGATCATAAAAAAGGTTTTGCAGTTATTCGTTTTTTTGAAAAAATACTAAAACATACCAAAGGGAAGTCTGCGGGTCTACCATTTATATTATCTCCTTTTCAACAATTTCGGTTTTACAATACTTATGCATGGCAAACAAAAAATGAAACTGGAGAAACTATCCGGTTAATCAGAAATGTCTATGTAAAAATTGGTAAAAAAAATGGCAAAACAGCAGAAGAAGCAGGAGATGGTTTGTATATCATGTCTTTTGACAATGAAGAAGGAGCAGAAGTTTATATTGGAGCAACTAAAGAAGATCAGGCAAAATTATGTTTTAACCAGGCAGCAGATTTTGTAAATGCAATCCCAGTTTTAAGGCATTTAGGCTTTAGGACCTATCAAAAAGAAATAAAATTTTTACCAAAGAAAGCTTTTATGAAGCCTCTAGGAGGAGATTCAAAAACACAAGATGGCATTAACAGTCATAAATCTACGTTAGATGAATACCATGCACACAAAGATGATTCTGTAAAAGAAAATCTAGAATCTTCTTCAGCGTCAAGATTGCAACCATTAACAACTACTATAACTACCGCAGGAACAAATGTGCATGGTGTTTGTAAAAATTTTGAAGATAGCTGCATTAATATATTAGAAGGCGTAGCAGAAGATGACACATTTTTAATTATGATTCATGATTTAGACGAATCAGACGACTGGCAAGACCCAGTAAATTGGATTAAGGCTAATCCAAACTTAGGAGTAACAGTTTCTATGGATTTTTTGCTAAAAGAATATCAAAAAACAGTCAATCAGCCCAGTAAAATACCCAACTTTCAAACAAAACATTTAAATATGTGGGTAGATACGCCAGAAGTTTGGATAGAAACTCAGTATTGGAATGCTTGTATGAAGCCTATACAATATGAAAATTTTGCAAGATTAGGCAATTGTGGAGCATTAGATTTAAGCTCTACTACAGATTTAACGGCTTTTGCAGTTATTTCTGAACCAGACGAAGAAGGTTTTAGAGATTTGGATGTTTGGTGTTTTTGTCCGTTAGATACTATAGAAAAAAGAAGCAAAGAAGATAGGGTGCCTTATAAATATTGGGCCAACTTAAAAAGAGACAATGCAAAACATCCTAAAGATACCTTTTTAATTGCCACTCCTGGTAATATGGTAGACTACAATGTTGTGTTTAATAAAGTAGTAGAAATAACGTCAGAACGTAAAACATCTCATGTAGAATATGATAGAAAGTTTTCAGCAGGTTTAATAACCCCGTTACTAGAAGCTGGGGTAGAACTTTCTCCATTTACACAAACTTTAATGAATTATACAAGTCCAACCAAGGAGTTTGAACGCTTAATTAGATCTGCAAAACTTAGAACAGGAAACAACCCCATTTTAAAATGGATGCTTTCAGGATGTGTGCCTATTTATGACACCAATGAAAATGTAAGAATAGACAAATCTAGATCTACCAAAAGAATAGATGGTATTATTGCTTCTATTATGGCATTGGCTGGCACTTTGTCTGAAGAAACAGAAAGTAATCAAAGTAAATATAACGATCCAAGTGTAGAAATTACCTTTTAAAACGCTAAAATTCAAATGCAACAAACACATCAACAATTTGTAAATGCTTTAGATGCTTATATACTTAAGCTGGCGCAAAAAATTGGAACCCATAAAGGCTTTTTTGAGTATTGGTTTAAAATTTTACCTCTTTGCAAAAATTACAAAGCAGCATTTGATATTGTTAATTTTCTTCATTTTAAAATATTTGGTGTAGAAAAATACACCTCTTACAGTTCGTTTCACAATCAAAAAACAAGATATTTAAAAACACTTAAAAATGGATAGCATACAAGATAAAAAAACAGTAGCAGTAATACATGCTTTTACAACAATGCATAATAATACAGTGCCAAGTATAAAAAAACAACTAGAAAGTGAGCATAATATCTCTCTTTTAGAATCTACAATTAACACAATTTTAAATAAGTATTTAAAACAAAAAATTATCAATGGAAGATTTTAAATTATACCTAATTATACTAATATCATTTGCAGTTTTATTTTGTACCAGTTTACTATTAGAGTTGCAGATATTTCAAAACTATGCCAGGCAATCTTTAGTAATATGCTTAATGTTAGTAGAGCTTTTTTTTAGCTTTTTAATATTTAAAGATCAACTAAATAAAAAGGGGTAACGGAAATGGTTAAGGTTAGTTGCGGAATAATAACACAAAAATAAATAGATATGAAAGAAGCAAAAATAATAGCGTTTACAGGGATTTACGGATGTTTAATAATGGCAAATATAAGCACAGGAAAATACTTTCCTTGGTTTTGGATAGGGTTAGCTATTTTTTGGACTGGTAGATACATTTACTTAACAGCAAAAGATTAGTTATTAATTTTATTACGTGTTATGTGCTTTTTTAATTGCATCACAACGGACGAGTATATGAATAGTGCGAATTAAATAAAACATAAATTATGAATAAATTACAAGAGTTAATTAAAAAAACAAAATGTAGCGTTTCTATTGACATAAACAACCACAGGGATTACTACGAAACTATTGAACAACACATTGAACCTGAGGATAGAAAGGATATTAGTAATGATGTATGGGCTAAAATGATTGAGCTAGACACTTGTGTTAGATTGCAAGTTTACCCTGATACTCCTATTGGATTTTATGTAATACATCATTACGATGTAGAAATGGCAATAGATATAGCGTTGAGTGATTGATAAACTAAGCATTATTTATATACATTGTTGTATGTCTTTTTTAATTGCATACGGTTAGTATATGAGCCTGTACTTGTATGGCTTATATACATTGTTAGCATTAGTACGGATT